CAAAGAGCTAAAGAAGTTTTACATTTGCATTCCGTGAAAGATCTCGATCTGATCAAAGAAAAATTAAATACAGGTGGCGAAGGAAATAAATGATGTATGATATCGGCGAAATGGTAGAGATTACGTTAAAAGAACCTGATGATTTTCTAAAAGTAAAAGAAACACTAACTCGTATTGGTGTTGCTAGTAGAAAAGAAAAAACTCTTTATCAATCTTGTCACATTTTACACAAACAGGGCAAATATTACATAGTACATTTTAAAGAATTATTTGCTCTTGATGGTAAACCTTATAATTTTTCAGATACAGATATTGCTAGAAGAAATACAATATCAAATAGGTTAGAAGAATGGAATTTAATTAAATTAGTTGATGTAAACAAAACAACAGATCCAATTTTACCCCTAAATCAATTAAAGATTTTGTCTTTTTCAGAAAAAAAAGAATGGTCTTTGATTCCAAAATATAATATAGGCAAAAAATCATAATGAATGAATCAACAGCGGTTGCATTACAACAAAAATTAGGAATTTTTTGTTTGCATGATGATGTTGAACTGCCAACATTGGCCACAAAAAAATCTGCATGTTTTGATTTAAAGGCATATTTCAATTCATTTACAAAAATATTAGCATACGATCCATATAATACTAAAAAAGAAATTTTTATAAAAAATAATTGTTTACTCATGTCTCCTGGCTGGAGATATTTAATTCCTACAGGAATAATTTTTGATATTCCGAAAGACCATTATATTAAAATTCATCCACGTTCAGGCAATGCATTGAAAAAGGGTTTAATTACTGCAAATAATGTTGGAATTATTGATGAAGATTTTGTGGAAGAATGTAATTGTATTATGATAAATGTATCATATGACCCTATTCAAATAACCCATGGTGATAGAATTGCACAAGCTGAATTGCGTAAATTAGAAAATTTTAAAATTGATTTCCTAAATAACAGACCAAATCAAAAAACCGATAGAGAAGGTGGATTTGGGTCTACAGGAACTTGACAAATTGCATATATAGTAGTATAATAGATCTTATGAGAGTGCATTTGCATCTCATCCGTTGCATGTAGCAACATCCTCTGGCCCTTGCAGAGGAAAATAATTAATCTCGCTAATAATACAGGAGATAATATGTATTTAGTACCAAAAACTATAGAAGACCTCAATCGCCAACTTTCGACCTCAGTAGGGTTTGACTCTTTTTTTAATCGTCTATTTGATAATGCTTATAATTCGGGTGGTTCAGGCACTTATCCCCCTTATAACATTCGAAAAGTGACTGATTGCGATTACGTAATCGAACTTGCCTTAGCAGGATTTACGAAAGACGATCTAGATTTAGAACTGACAGAGGGCACTCTTACAATAAAATCAGTGCCGCAAAAAGATGAAAGTGATGAAAGTTATCTACATCATGGAATCGCCAAACGAGTCTTTGTTCGAAAATTTAATATCGCTGATGATGTCGTTGTATCGGGTGCGGATTTATTCAACGGCTTGCTTAAAATTAACTTAAAGCGAATTATTCCTGAAGAAAAAAGACCTCGTAAAATTACCATTATCGATGATGGTGTTAAAGTAGTTGATCATAAAGTTGTATAAATCAAATACAACTCAGTTAATGATAAAATGGAGGCCATATGGCCTCCATTTTTTAGGATAAAATGATATTCACCAAAAATTTTTCATTTAAAGAAATGACTTTTTCTGATACAGCAATTAGAAAAAATATAGATAATGATCCCAGTGAAGAACAAATAATAAATCTAGCAAATTTATGCAATCATATTTTGCAACCCATAAGAGAACATTTTGGGAAATCAGTAAAAATTAATTCTGGATATAGATCAATTAAATTATGTGAAGCAATAGGAAGTTCTAGAAAATCTCAACACGCAAGAGGTCAGGCCGCAGATTTTGAAATTAATAGCATATCTAATGCAGAAGTTGCAACATGGATTTATAAAAATTTAGATTTTGATCAAATAATTTTAGAATATTATGATCCAAAAGGTGATCCCAATAGTGGTTGGATTCATTGTTCTTATAAAAATGATGGAACTAATCGCAAAACCGCTTTAATAATTAATAAATACACAAAAGGTAAATATTTGCCTTGGAAACCATAAAATTTTATTTGTTAAATCAAAATTGTTTTTTCGGAAATATTATTTTGTTTTTGTAAGTAGAATGCATGGGTTGACAAATATAGTATAATGTGTTATTATTAAGATATTCAAAACCTTGATATTATAAATTCACCAAATGGCTTTTTATACAAATGTTCAAAATTGGGGCGGTAAAATCTATTGTAGAGGAATAGATTCTACTGGAACTCATTTCAAAGAAAAAATAGATTATAATCCAGCTCTATTCATTAACTCTCCAAAACCCACAAAATATAAAACTCTTGATGGCAATTATCTTGCTCCTATTGACTGCGGCAGTATTAACGAAGCCAGAAATTTTATAAAAAAATATGAAGGTATAGATAATTTTCAAATTTTTGGAAATACCAATTATCATTATACTTTTATTGCAGACAATTTTCCCAATCAAGTAGAATACGATTTAAATAAAATAACAATTGCTAACATTGATATAGAAACTGGTTCAGAAAATGGATTTCCCAATCCTGAAATTGCTCAAGAACCCGTCACTGCAATTACTGTTTCTTTTAAGGGAACATATTATGTTTTTGGTTATGGGGAATATAAAGTACATAGAAATGATATTAAATATTTTGATTGTAAAAACGAAGTGCATTTGCTTCACGAATTTATGTCTTTTTGGTCTAATCAAGATATAGATATTATTACTGGTTGGAATGTTAAATTTTTTGATATACCATATCTCGTGAATAGAATGGATTTATTATTTGATAAATCTTTTTATTCTGATTTATCTCCTTGGCATTTTGTGAGCGAAAGAACAGTAATGGGTTTTGGAGGAGCAAAACCCCAGCAATCATATGAGATTATGGGAGTTGGTATTCTTGATTATTTAGACCTATATCGAAAATTTACTTATAAAAATCAAGAATCATATAGATTAGATCATATTGCTCATGTTGAATTAAATGAACGAAAATTAGACTATTCTGAATATGGTTCATTACACAATCTTTGGAAAGAAGACTATCAGAAATTTATAGAATATAATATAAAAGACGTAGAACTTGTGAACCGATTAGAAGATAAAATGAAACTAATCGAAATGGCTACTGTATTAGCGTATGATGCTAAGGTGAACTATACAGATGTTTATACTCAAGTTAGAATGTGGGATACGTTGATTTATAATGAATTACGAAATAAAGGCATCCAGCTTCCTCCTAAAAAAAATTCAATAAAAGATGACCCATATATAGGTGCTTATGTGAAAGAACCCGTTCCAGGAATGTATGAATGGGTTGCTAGTTTTGATTTAGACAGTTTATATCCTCATTTAATTATGCAATATAATATTTCTCCAGAAACATTACTCACAAAACTTCCTCAAAAATCATTATCAATTGATAACCTGTTAGACCAAGAAATTGATACAGATTATGCTAATGCTGAAAATGTATGTTTAGGAGCTAATGGGTTTCATTTTACAAGAGATCATCAAGGATTTTTACCAGAAATGATGGAGAGAATGTATGCTGAAAGAAAGAAATTCAAAACTGATATGCTTGAAACATCACAATTACTTGAAAATGAAAAAAATGAAACAGAAAAAAAACGTTTAATAAAAGAGGTTTCAAGATTAAATAACATGCAGATGGCGAGAAAAATTCAACTCAATTCTGCTTATGGTGCTTTGGGTAATCAATATTTTAGATTTTATGATGAAAGACAGGCAACGGCTATCACAACTGGTGGACAACTTTCTATTAGGTGGGTTCAAAATGACGTTAATCTTTATTTGAACGCTCTTCTAAAAACAAAAAATAAAGATTATATTATAGCCGCCGATACAGATTCGATTTATATTTGTTTAGATGATTTAGTTAAAACTGTTTTTACTGATACAACCAATAAAGAAAAAATTATTAAATTTTTAGATAAAGTATGTGATACAAAAATACAAGATTGTATAAATGATTCATTTAATAAACTGCATGTATATATGAATGCATTTGAACAAAAAATGAATATGTCTAGAGAAGTTCTTGCAGACAAAGCAGTTTGGACCGGTAAGAAGCATTATATCATGAACGTTCATAATAGTGAAGGAGTACAATATGCTAAACCCAAAATAAAAGTAATGGGACTAGAATCAGTTAAATCTTCGACTCCCGCAGTTTGTAGGGATAAATTAAAACAATCTTTCGATATTCTTATGAATGGCTCTGAACATCAAATGCAAGAATTTATTGAAGAATTTAAAGAATCATTTGACTTGCTTTCTCCAGAAGATATTGCATTTCCCAGGTCTGTAAGAGGAATTGAGAAATATCGTGATAGTGTATTATCGTATAAAAAAGGTACTCCTATACATGTAAAGGGAACGATTATACACAATAAGTTATTAAAAGAACATAAACTTACAAAGAAATATCAAATCATTCAGGAGGGA